GTTACTTTTGAAGTTAATTGGACTCAAGAAGACGCTTATAGGCGTGTTCAAATTGGTCCATTTAATCACGTTTCGCGATTAGGTCCTGTTTCTGGTTTTGCCACTGGTGGCTATGCCTCTAGGTCAAACGGTGTATTACAAGTTTATGTTGTAAATCAATTGGCCGCACCTACAGACTCTGCAAACGTTTCAATAAACGTTTATATGAGCGCAGGTGATTCATTTGAGGTTAAAGCTCCTAACGATATAAATAGAATTTCCTATTCGCGTTTAGATGAACCTGCTGGGCCTCCAGCACTGGCACAGTCGGGGATGAAAGAAATTATCACTCCCAACGAGAATATGCCAGAGCAAGACTCTATGTATGTTTTAAATGGAAATTATAAAACTTTACAGTTAGAGCAATCGCAGGTTTATTTTGGAGAGCATATCGTTTCTTTTCGTTCACTTATGAAAAGATATATTTATCATCGCTCTCTAGATGTGACGGTTGTTCCGTCACCTCCCGCTGGAGGTGCAGTTTACTTAACAGAATTTGTTGTACGTAATCTGCCCAACGGCCCTGGACTACCTTATGGTAGTTCAGTTGGTGGTACTTTAACACCAGTATCCGGTGCCATCATTTATAATATATGCGCTATGACATACATTAGATATGTAATGAGTGCATATGTAGGATACAGAGGAGGTTTGCGCTGGAAAGTTGCTGCATATACGCAGCTTAATGATTCAGCTGCATTACGCGTGAGTCGAGCTTCAGCAAATTCTATTGAGACATCGTCTCAAACCCTGTTGTTGGACTCTACTACTACACGCAGCCAGCTAGCCCAAAGATTTTTGGCAAATGGGGAAGCATATAGCTACTCCCATGGTGGTTCATCTGAGGTAGCAACTGATGTGAACCCAGTGCTCGAATATGAAATTCCTTTTTATCATCGATATCGTTACATGGAATGTAATGGTACCGGTGCTGTAAGTGAAAATATTCTTGAAGAGCCTTGCCATGTTATCAATGTAACTGCTAAGCAGAATGATAACAATGGTCTTGGTTGGCTTGAATTTAATTCATCAATTGGAGAAGATTTTTCATTATTCTTCTTTATTGGTGCGCCTCCTACGATGTTCTCAGACGTTACTTCTGTAACGCCTATATAGGACATCACGACCTTCATGTCGTTAAACTGTTTGCTACATTGTAGCGCAACGCCACTTCATAGTTGAAGATACACGTCGTGTATCTTCTTCTGAAGATACACGGTCGGGCCGTGTATGCCCAGTGGCGGGGAATTAC